CTGAACTACAAAGAAAAATTGATAAACTACAAACAAAAATAAATGTTGGTCTTTAAGATTATTTTGGGATATGGAATTTTAAGATTGTTTGAAGCAATGATAGTAAAAGCAATTAAAGATAAATCGAATAGTTATGAGTGATTCAATAAAGAAGTACGAAGAAATGATGGAAGATGGGAAGTGGTCTACAGATAGTACAGGATATTCTTATAACAACTTACCCAAAGACCCAATAGTATTGAGTGTTCTGGATAAGTATAAGGCACGTTCTAGGGATGGTATTATAAAATATGGTACAACCCTTCACGATAGTCCTGATGGTTTCTATGCTTTTCTTACTCACTTACAGGAAGAACTTATGGATGCTACTTTATATATAGAGAAACTAAAACAACAGAAATGAAAGAACAAACATTAGTAAAAATGCAGTACGACCTTAAATTAGTACAACAAGCATTAGTGGTTGCTTTAAATAAGATTGAAGTAATTGAAAAAAAATTAGAAAAAAATAAAGAAGAAAAGTAGTATTTGTTAAAAAATTGTTTATATTTACAAAAACAAAACAATTATGTACGAAGAACTATTTTATCAATCTTACACTATCCAAGAACTAGAAAGGGTAGTAAATGACCCTACACAACTTAATGGGTATCGCAGGAGATGCGAACAAGAATTAAACAAACGTAACGAGCAACAACAAGAAATAACAAGATTATGAAAATACTAAATTTATACGCTTGTTTAGGGGGTAATAGATATAAATGGGATGAGGTAACAGATGTTGATGTTACAGCTGTAGAGTATGACCCTGAAGCAGCTAAATTATATAAAGAAAGATTTCCTAATGATAAAGTTGTAGTAGCGGATGCGCATCAATATTTGTTAGACCACTATAAAGAATTTGATTTTATATGGAGTTCCCCTCCTTGTCCTACTCATAGTAGATTAAATATATCACAAAAAAATAAACTAAAAATGAGATATCCACAAATGGAATTATATCAAGAAATAATATTTTTAGATAATTTTTTTAATGGTAAATACGTAGTTGAAAATGTAATACCATATTACGAACCATTAATACCTGCTCAAAAAAGGGGTAGGCATTTATATTGGACAAATTTTAAATTACCCACAAATATTAGTGAGAGAAAAAATCCTGATTTTACAAGACTAAAAAACCATATTAAGGTAATGAGTGAATTTCACGATTATGATTTTACTAAATATAAAGGTAAACAACCAAGAAAAAAAATGGCAAATAATTTAGTAGATTATGAAGCAGGAAGAACAATACTTGAAACAGCATTAGGAATAATAAATAAACAAAACGTAAAACAAACAACAATATTTGACTTATGATAACACTACTAAACGGAGAAGTATGGGGTAAGGAAGAAATCCTTGCACAAATGTACGATGACACTTTTTACTATGGTCATTTAGGCAAACACGCTTTAAGCAGTTCAAGCCTTAAAATGATACTTAAAAGTCCAAAGACTTATAGAAACGTAATAAAGTATGGAGACCCTAATGGGGATAGTCCTGCATTAGCAGCAGGTAAGTTAGCGCATTGGATGGTATTAGAACCACACAAAATAGATGAACTGCACTTTGTAGATGCTTCCACAAAGAACACAAAGATATATAAAGAAGCTAAAGAACAATATGGGGAAGTATTCCTAACAAAAGAAAGAAGCGCAGCCGAAAGATTAACAGATGCAGTTCTAAGAAACGAACACGCTTTAAAACTATTGAACAAATCAGAGTTTGAAGTACCTGAAATAGCAATGTTAAATGGATTACCATTTAGGGGTAAAGCAGATATCATACAAGGCGATACAATTATAGACTATAAAACTACTGCCGAACTATCAAGTTTTAAATGGTCAGCTGATAAATATGGTTACGACTTACAAGCGTATATGTATTTAAGACTTTTTAATAAAAAGAAGTTTACCTTTCTTGTAATAGACAAAGCAAGTACTGACATAGGGATATTTGAAACTACTGATGACTTTATAGCAAAAGGCGAACAGAAATTTATACAAGCAGTAGATAATTACAAATACTTTTTCCAAGATGGAAATGATTTAGACCAGTATGTAATGAGAGGAATATTATGATTGAAACATTTTATAGAGATTTACAAGAAGGTAAAATAATAGAAGAAATAGTTTTAAAACAAATTAAAATTAAATACCCTAATTCTTATGTTGAAAAAGGATATTTTAAAGAATGGGATATTTTTGTACCTGAATTAAATTTTGGTGTAGAAGTTAAATCTGATAAAAAAAGCAAATATACAGGAAACATAGTTATAGAAATAAGATTTAATAATAAACCATCAGCATTATCTACAACTAAAGCTAAATATTGGGTAATATATGATGGCTATGATTATAATTGGTTTTTAGTAGAGGACATTAAAAAATGTATAAAAGATAACAATTTAAAATATTTCAATTTTATAGGCAAAGGAGATACAAAGCACAAAGACGCTTATTTAATTAAAAAAGAATTATTATATAAATACAAACAAAAAATTGAATAAAGAAATAGTAGAAGAATTTTACTTACTTGCTTTAATAGATATAGCAAACGGAAAAGACATATCGGAACTTGAAGAAGCTATTGATATGTATGAGAATTTGGAGGAGTATGAAGCGTGTTCAGGTATTTTAAAAGCAATACACGAATCAGGATATATGACAATAAGAGAAATAATTAACACAATAAACGAAATAGACAATGAAACACGAAATGATTAAAGAGATAGTAGAAGATTTTTATAAATTAAAAATAGATTTAAAAACAAGACAAAGAAAGTATGTAGAAGCACGTGCAATCTATTATAAACTATTAAGGGACAATAGTAGAATGAGTTTAGAAGCAATAGGCAAGACAATGAATAGAGACCACGCAACAGCATTACATTCATTAAAAAATATAAAAGATTGGTTAGAATATGACGAACAATTAAGACAAGACTATGAGACCCTAAACAAAAGGGTAGAACACGCTGCAAAATTAAACCCTGATTTTTTAAGCCAAGCTGTTTCAATAGAAGGATATTATGAAATAGAATACAAGAAACTAGAAGAAAAACATAATTACATAGTAAACAATAAAATTGCAGAAGCATTAGTAGAAGAAGCTAAAAAATATGATACACTATTAAACAAGTATAACTTCTTAAAAGCACGTTTAAAAAGGCACGAACCAAAAAGAATTGCAAGTGGAGAATTTGATTTAGTTTAGGAAAAATATAATTTTCTATTAACAAAACAATGTAAATCTTATTGTTATAGTATAATTAATAATAATCTTTTTTAATTATGGATAAAAGAAAAAACAATGGTGGGCATACAACAGCAGGTAGAAAATCCAAAGCTGATGAAGTTGCACTTATAGAAAAGCTAACACCATTAGAACCATTAGCGTTTGAAGCATTACAAAAAGGATTAGAACAAAAAGACTTTAAGTATGTTCAGTTGTTCTATAATTACTATGCAGGAAAACCAAGAGAAACTAAAGATATTACTATCAACGAAGATTTACCTTTATTCATTGATTGATGCAGGTTAAAAAAACCATAGCATTAATAAAGTTAAGGAAGTTAGATAATAGGATTAGAATAGTTAAAGGTGGTACAAGTGCTTCTAAAACAATTTCAATCCTTTGTCTACTTATTGACTACGCTATTACAAATGATGGTAAAGAAATTAGTGTAGTAAGTGAATCAATACCACACCTTCGTAGAGGTGCTTTAAAGGACTTCTTAGGCATACTTAAAGGACTTAATAGGTATAAGGATAGTCAGTTCAATAAAAGTACCTTAAAATACATATTTACAAATGGTAGCTATATTGAGTTCTTTAGTACAGACCAACCAGATAAACTAAGAGGAGCAAGAAGAACAGACTTATATATTAATGAGTGTAACAATGTACCTTTTGATGCTTATACACAATTAGCAGTAAGAACAAGCGGAACGGTTTGGTTAGACTATAACCCATCTAACTTATTTTGGGTAGATAAAGAACTAATAGGAAAAGAAGATACCGATTATATTACACTAACCTACAAGGATAACGATGCACTACCTGAATCTATTGTAAAAGAAATAGAAAAAGCAAGAGAAAAGGCAAAGACATCAACATATTGGGCAAATTGGTGGAGGGTATATGGATTAGGAAAAACAGGTTCTTTAGAAGGTGTGTGTATTCCTGATTGGAAAGAAATAGATAACATACCACAAGAATCAAGGTTGTTAGCTTATGGAATGGACTTTGGTTATTCAGTAGACCCTACTACATTAATTGCATTATATAAATGGAATGATGCTTATATCTATGATGAGGTTCTATATAAGAAAGGAATGTTAAACAGGGATATAAGTAGATACTTAACTCAATTAGATATAAAAGAAAACATTGTAGCTGATTCAGCTGAACCAAAATCAATAGCAGAACTACAAGGATATGGACATTCTATATATGGAGTAAGTAAAGGAAGGGATTCGGTGGTATATGGATTGAACCTAATAAACCAAAACGAAATATACGTAACTGCAAGAAGTAAAAACTTTAAAAGAGAATTAGCAGGATATGTATGGGCAAAAGACAAAGAAGGTAACACACTACAAAAACCTACAGGGGAACATCCTGATTGTATAGATGCTGCACGTTACGTATTAACAGACCAATTAGAGAACCCAAACAAAGGGGAATATTTTATTTATTAAAAAAAAAATAGTAAAAAAGTTTGGTAGTTAATAAAAAGTTTATATCTTTGAGTATAATTAAAAACAATAGAACATTATGAAATTTAAAATAAATGATTTAGTAAAAGTTAAAAATTCTTATAAAAATAATATTTATAGAATAGATGATATTATTAAAGGAATAAGTGGTAGATTAATTTATATATGTAAAAGTACACATAGTTCATACAGCGAAGATTTTAAAGAAAAAGATTTAGTTGAATGGTAAAACACAGGGGGAGGCAACTCCCCTTTTTTATTAACCAATAATTATATTATGGAAAACAAAACAGAATACACAATGATTAAAGAACTGATTGCTAAAGAAAACAGAAAGCAAGTGGTAAAAGTTTTATTAGGTGGTGCAGCAGTTGGAATAGGTGGAGCATTAAGTTTAGTTCTATTTTTAAATATGCTAGTTGCATTTGATTGGATTAGTGATGCAATAGTTAGAATCATTGGAGGATTGTAAAATGAGAGAAGCCTGTTGGTACGAAGAAATATATGTAGTGCAAAAACCTACTAAACAAGGTGGGTATAAATGTGAAGAAGTTACACTTTACATAGACTACAAAGGTAAGACCAAAATAAAGGGAAAAGAAATACCCTACAAGCAAAACAGTATTGAATTAGAAAACAAAATAGAAGAAGCGTATAAATACGCATACAATAGATTTATATTAGGACATTAAAACTTTCATTTGGGTAAGTTGGGAATTAGGTAGCAGAAATGTTACCTTTTTCTTTTTATTACCTTTTATACAGATTAGTAACTTAATTATTGTATATATATGAAGATTGAAATAAACGTACCTGATACACTTAAAGAAATTACTTTAGGTCAATATCAAAAGTTTGAAAAGCTAAACACTAAAGAAAATCAAGATACTACCTTCTTACTTCAAAAGATGGTGCAGATATTTTGTAACCTTGATTTAAAGGATGTAGCAACAATTAAATACAAAAGCGTACAAGAGATTGTAATGCACTTAAATAAAGTGTTTGATACTAAACATACCTTAATACCTACTTTTGAATTAGGGGGCGTTAAAATGGGTTTTATACCTATACTAGACGATATGACACTTGGAGAATATATAGACCTTGATGAAAACTTAGGAGATTGGAAAACAATGCACAAAGCAATGAGTGTACTATACAGACCAATAACATTTAGCAAAGGACATAAATACCAAATAGAAGAATACACAGGGATGGTAAATGCCGAAGCAATGAAACAAGCACCTTTAGATGTAGTATTTGCTGCTATGGTTTTTTTTTATCATTTAAGCAACGAGTTAACACAAACTATCCTGAACTATTTACAGGAAGCAACGGAGAAAGAAATGACTACTCAACAGAAGCAAACTTTGGGTATAAGTGGGGATGGTATCAATCGCTCTATGGAATCGCTAAAGGAGATGTTACCAAGTTTAATAACATTACCAAACTAAACGTACACGAATGTTTAATGTATTTAGCATTTGAAAAAGATAAAAACGAATTAGAAAAACAATTAATAAAACGTAGATGAAAGGTTTTTACAATTTAACGGAAAAGATAAAAGATGCTTTAGATGCAGAACCATTTGTAAATACTGTTACATTTGGAAGTTTAGACGATGTAGATTTAAGTAAACAAACTATATTTCCATTATCACATATCATAGTAAATAATACAACAGTAGGAACTAAAACAGTTACTTTTAACATTAGCATTTTGGCTATGGATATTGTAGACATTAGCAAAGAAGAAACTAGTGATGTATTTATGGGAAATGATAATGAACAAGATGTATTAAATTCTCAATTGTTTTTATTAACTAGAATAATAAATTCTTTACAGCGTGGAGATTTATATACAGAACTTTATCAAGTTGAAGGAGATGTAAGTTGTGAACCATTTGTAGATAGGTTTGAAAACAAATTAGCAGGATGGGCAGCAACCTTTGATGTAGTAATACAAAACGAAATGACAATATGCAGTTAAAGGAAACACAAAAAGTACTTGAAGCGTTTAAAGACTTTGTAATACAACAAGCAAGAACTAGACTTACTAAAAACAAAAAGAACGTTTCTAAGGAACTTTATAATAGTTTAAAGGGTAATGTAAAGGAGATGCCTAATTCTATTGCTGTAGACTTTGAAATGGAAGAATATGGAGTGTATCAAGACAAAGGAGTAAGTGGAACAGAAAAGAAATACAATACACCTTATAGTTATAAGTCAAGTTCTAAATTAATAGGATTAGAATATCATACTGGAACATTTGCAAAGTGGGCTAAATCTAAAGGCTATCAACCAAGATTAAAAAATGGTCAATATGGTAGTTATAAGCAAATGGGATATATGATGGCTATTAATAAAAAGAAGTATGGTATTAAACCATCTTTGTTTTTTACTAAACCATTTGAGCAAGGATTTAAAAAGTTACCTGATGAATTAATAAATAGTTTTGGCTTAGATGTAGAAGATTTTTTAGCATTTGCATTAAAACAAGACAGATTAAAAAACAAATAAAATGGCAAACATATTACTTAGAAGTCCAAGATACGAATACAATATTCAAGCAGGTTCAACTTATGCAGAATTACAATTAAGTGTAGATAGTGTTTTAAGATATACAATACAAAAAGATGTAGATGCAGATAGCGGAGTGTTATTTGAAATTAGCGAACTTGCAAGGGATTATTTAGATGTAGCCTTTGATGGTACATATACTTCACAGGTAGTAGCTATAACAGGAACTATTACTTTTTATGATTCATTAGATGTTCAGGTAGGAAGTGCGGTTAATATTTCACATATTGGTTATGATGGTTATGGAGAATATGTTGATGGTTCAAATCCTACCATTCAAGCAGGACAACTATTACAAACTAATACTACAATGTATATGCCAGATGACACCATTGGTAGAATAGCTTCAGAA